TATAAATTCCACTTCCATATATCATTATATAGAAATAATAATAATTGTATTTTTTATTAAATATTCTTTAAAAAGTAGAGTGTTTTATATCTTAAATCTCATCTATGATATTTTTTATTAAGACAAGTAATTTATTACAAACATTTTTTATTAAATGCTCACTTTAGATTATTAAATGCTCACTTTTTTATCTACATTAAAATATGATTACTTTTGCAGAGTTTCTAAAAAAATATTCAACTATACCAAATCAATTTATAGATGATTTTTTTGGAATAATAAAAAATTATCAAGATTTAGATGATTTATTTTATATATCTTTAGATGATATATTAAAATGGTTAGGACAAAAAAAGTCAAATATAAAAAGAACATTAATTAAAAATTTTAATAAAAATATAGATTATACAATTGAAAAAGTTGATGTTGGAAGAGGAAAACCAAAAGAAATTATCTTATTAAAATCTTCAACATTTAAGAAACTTTGTATGATACTTAATAATAAAAAAGCCAAAGAAGTCAGAGATTATTTTTTAAATGTTGAAGAAACCTTAGATAAATATAAAAATTATATAATTAATTCCTTAAAAACACAAGTTAAAAAAATGGATACATCTTTGAAATCACATAAAAAACCCAGTAAAGGAGTTATTTATGGATTTGAAATTAATGAGGATAATCGTAAATTTATAAAAATTGGAAAAAGTAAAGACTTTTTACAAAGAATGAAACAGCATAATTCGTCTCATGCTAATAAAATAGATGTAGAATTTTTATTTGAAACTGACAATTTTGACGAAGTAGAAGGATGTATAAAAGGAATTATGAAAAAATATCAATATAGAAAAGGTAAAGAAGTTTATGAAATAGGAATGGATAAATTAAAAGAATTAACAACAGGATGTGATAAATTAACAAAAAAGTTTTATAAAAAGATGAATGAAAAAAATAATATTTTACTTGTTGTTGAGAAGAAATTTTAAGATAAATTCCATATCATTATATAGAAATAATAATAATAGTAATTTTCATTTTCATATAATTTTGATATTCATAATCATTATATTCTGATAATAAACCTTGATAATTTCCTGTTAACATATTATCAAATGAAATTCTATAAGTTTCATATTTATCAAATGGTAAATAATAAAAATCTTGGTTTGTCATATCTAATTCTTCTCCATAATCATTATCTACTTTTGTAGGTATAGTTTCCCACTTTTCAGAACTTTTACCAATATATATTTTTCCATCATAATTAAACATTCTTATCTTGATTTCTTTATCAATATGTTTTTGTATAAGTGCAATAACATTTTTATCTAATCCAGTTAATTTATCTAAAGATGGGTTTTCATAATAATTTTGACAGATTATTTTTACTCCTCCATCTTTTAATGATTTAATTATATCTTGAACCATGGTATTACATCTATCAATATTATCTAAAACAAACTTTTCTTTTTTCAAGTTTGTTAAAATATCTTCATAATATTTTATTTCTAATTCTAATTCTTCTTTAGATTTTCCATTTTCTATTTTCTCAATAGAAAGTTCAATATTTTCACATAATTTATTTTCCAATAAAATTCTTACATTATCTTCAATAAGAAAACTTTGTTTAAAAACATATCTTGTTCCGCTAATAATTGGTTTTACTTCGTGTAAGGTATTGATATGTAATAAAACCATTGACCAATTATTTTCAAATGCTTCAATTAAAACATTTTCTTTTGGTAAATACAATTCACCTCCTTCATAATTAAATAATTTTTTAGGAGGATAAATTAAAATGGTTCCTATGTGATTTTTATTATATCTGGTATCTTGATGTTCCTTAAAAAAATCTCCTTCTTCATATTTCAATAAATCATAATTTTTGGTAATAAAAAAGAAATTTTCTGTATCCGGTTCTTCTAAAAATTCAGCAAATTTCTTAAAAAATATATTTTTTTTTACAAATAAATTAACCGACAATTCTTGACAAGAACGGATTTCCTTATTTATTATATTTTGACCTAATTTGTTATTTCCAACTTTTTTTTGGTAAAATTTTATGTTATTTTTATCAATATAATCAATAAGATTGGTAAAACTTCCATTAAAACAATTCCTTATTTCCAATTCCAATTCCGGTTCAGAAATTGAAAATTGATAATATGAACGCATTTTTAAATATATAATGTTTTAGTATTTTTAAATTCAATTTTTTTCAACGCAATCTTATAATTTTGCACCTAAAAATGCTCCAACCGCACCAGTTGCCCCAATAACTTTCCAATCATCACTAACAAGACATTTTGCATCAACTGCTATAATATTACAAATACATTCTACACCAGATGCATAATATCGCAAAAATCGCAATATTCTTAAGGGATATACATCAAGTCCCATACACGTTTTTTATTAAAATATTTCTAGCTGCTTGATAATCTCTTTCAAGAAAAATATTACATTTATAACACCAATATTCTTTACTCATACCAATAAAATTGTTTAAGTTTCCACAATTACCACAAGTTTTAGTTGTGTATTCTTCTCCTACTATCTTTAAATTACATCCATATTTTAAACTTTGATGTTTCATTTTTTCTTGAAATTTATAATGAGATAATAAGTCTAGAAGTCTATTATTTTTTTCATTTAAATTATTTTTTAGTTCTTTTGATTTGAATATTGGTAAATATATAGTCTTATAATTTTTACATAAAAAACTTGAAATTTTCCAATGAAAATCTTTAACGATGTTTAAAACCTTGGTTTTCAGTTTATCACACCGTTTTTTCATTCCTCTATTTCTTTTTTTTTGTTTATCAATAATAGATTTTAATTTATCAATCTTATTTTCTTTTTTCATTATTTTTTCTTTTAGTTTATTATTTCCTAAATCACCAACATAACCTTCTGGTGTATAAAAACTTTGAAAAGTTCTTATTCCTGGATCTAAACTTATCACTTTATTAGGTTGTTCTTTTCTTATTATTTCTTTTTCTTTTGGTATAATTAAATAATAATAAGACCCATCTTTTTGTATAATACAATCTGATTTAGGTTCATATTCATAATAATTTTTATATTTACTTTTAATCTTTATTTTTTTATTTTCTTTTAATAATGAAGGAAATAAATTTAAATTTTTAATTGCTCTATGATCAACATGAAATATTTGTTTTTTATCTTTTTTACTTTTAAAGGATAATTTAAATTTTTTTATTAATCCTTTTTTTAATAATTCAAAATTAGATTTAATACTTGAAAATGCCGATTTAATTGCTAGTTGTCTAGTATCATAAGGTATTTCCTTCATCCAAAATTCTGGGTCATTATCTAATAAATCTTTATTACTTTTCATTATTTTATTTCTTGATGCAGGAAGACTTAATGAAAAAGGTTGAGTTTTATCTCTATTATTATAAATACTAATTGTTTTATTATATAAATATCTAGTAGCACCAAAACACTTATTAAATATAACTTTTTGTTCTTTATTAGGAAAAATTTTAATCTTTCTACAATACTTTATATTTTCGCATTCCGTAAAATTTGGAGGTATAATAGGTAATAACGGAGATAAACTCCTCCGTAAATTCATGTTCTGCTGTTGTATCTTCTTTATCTGACAAAACTGTAAGTTTTGTATTGTTGTTTTTACATATAAAGCATATGAAGTTAAATCCAATTCTTGTAAGTCGGTCAGGATGGGCAATAACAAGTTCTTGAATAGATCCTGAGAATATTTGTTCCATAAGGGAGATAAATCCTTTTCGTTCAAAGTTAAATCCTGATCCAATATCTTTAATGACTTTATATTTAGGGTATTTTTCTTTAATAAAATCAACCTGTCTTGTAAGATCATCTTTTTGTTTAGAGGAAGAGACTCTAGCATAGATAACTTTTTTTCTTGAAGGTTTATTATCATCTTTAGGAATGATTTGATATCTATGGTGTCCTCCTTGAGTAGTAATTGATTTAATTTTTCCTGAAATACTCCAGAGTCGTAAAGTTTCCTTTGAAACTTTGTAATATTCTGAAGCTTTTTGAGGTGATACAAACATTTTTTACCGTCTGACTGAGGAGGCATCTATAAATATACTAATAAAGATGTTTTTAAATAATTTTCTTTAAATCTTAATTTGTGATTTTTGCGGTTTTTATCACCAGTTGCACATAATCCTGTAAGAACAAAGGAATGTCACTCTACCATTTTATAATTATTATTATTTATTTGGTTTTAAGTATAAAAAATTTAAGGAATATTAAAAAATATTTATTTTTTATCACTTGTGAAAAAAATAATATTAAGATCTATTTATTTTTTATCACAAGTGATAAAAAATAATATATGCAAAAATATATGATAACATTTCCGGATTTTTTGAAAAAATATACAACAATCCCAAATAAATTTATTGATGACTTTTTTGAAATGTTTGAAAATACAAAAAATTTTAATGATAATTTTTTCATTTCACTTGATAAAATTTGTTTATGGTTATCACAAACAAAAGGTAATATAAAGAGAACATTATTAGATAATTTTTCTAAAAATATAGATTATTCTCTAAAAAAAATTAAAATAAAACAAGGAAGAGGAAGAACTAGTGAAGAAATATTATTAAATCCTATAACATTTAAGAAACTATGTATGATGTTAAGAAATAAAAAATCAAAAGAAGTACGTGATTATTTCATAAAAGTTGAAGAGACATTGGATAAATATAAAAATTATACAATTGAAGGATTAGAAAAAGAAATAAAAAGAATGGCTAAAAATTTAAAACCAAGAGAAAAACCAAGTAAAGGAGTTATTTATGGATTTGAAATCAATGAATATAATAGAAAATTTATAAAAATTGGAAAAAGTAAAGACTTCTTACAAAGAATAAAACAACATAACTCTTCTCATGCACATAAAATAGATGTAGAATTTCTTTTTGAAACTAATAATTTTAATGAAGTAGAAGGATGTATAAAAACAGTAATGAAAAAATATCAATATAGAAAAAGTAAAGAAGTATATGAGTTACCTATACATAAATTAAAAGAATTAACTGAAAAATGTGATAAATTAGTAAAAAATTTTTATAAAAATATTGATTTTAATATCAATAAATCAGTTGCATTTGTTGTTGAAAAAAAATAATAATGTAATCCCAAAATATTAAAGATAATAAATATTATTTACATATTTCAAATGCCTTAATTATTTTTCTTTTAAATAAATACACAAACTTTTATCAATTTCTATTCTATTATTTAGAAAATAATTTGAAGATTATAAAATAATTAATTTTTTTTTATTTTTTATCAACGCAATCATATAATTTGGCACCTAAAAATGCTCCAACCGCACCAGTTGCCCCAATAACTTTCCAATCATCACTAACAGGACATTTTGCATCAACAGCAATAATATTAAAAACACAAGCAACACCAGTTGCACATAATCCAGTAAGAACAAAGGAATGCCACTCTACCATTTTATAATAATTATTATTTATTTAGTTTTAAGTATTATTTCATCTTCATTAAAAAGTGGTGAAAAATAAATAGAAACTAAAATCAAGGATACAAACTAATTTCATCAAAATCTGATTCAACAAAATTTGATTTCCAATTACTTGAACGAGAGTACACATAAATTCCATCATCACGCATAGGCCATTGAATGTTTGGTATATACTCTTGCTTATCCCAATTAGATTCTAATTCCAAAAAGAAACATCCCTCTGCTGTAGAACCACAGTTACCTTCTCCTGAGAAGATAACTGTGTCTCCCTTGAATTTACATAGGGTTTCATATGCCCATAACTGACCATAAGTCGGCCAGTTCAAAATTAACACCTGAGCATCTGGATACTTAACTAGTGCTTGATTATGGTTTAGTTCTTCTACATCTGTGTAGTTTCTATTGAAAGTAAACCAATTATCTCTAGTACTGGTTGCATAGTAGGCAGATGGAGAAGAGTTATTTTTAATGACTGCAGCTAGAAACCCACTTCCGGCTCCAATTTCGAGACACTTCTTGTCTTGAACAGTTTTGAAACAGAGGTTAAAACCTTCAACACTTGGGATGCCCCATCCAAATTCCTTAACAAAATTTTGTCTCTGTTCGTAAATTTTATCACAATTGATTGAAATGGAATTCATCTCTTTTTGAACTTCATTCAGCAGAGAAATAGTGGTTGAAAAATTTCCTGCCAAAATTGTGTTAAGAATTTCAGTGTACTTCTGAATATCCATCTTTTTTAATTTAGTATTATTCGTTTATTTTTGATAAATAAACTATCAATTTTTATCGTATTTTTATTTAAATCTTTTTCTAATCCAAATTGATTAAAACATCCTGTTATATCTCCTTCTTTTAATTTTTCTAATTTTTCTTGTTTATGTTTAGATATAAAAGCATAATTATGTGTATTAGAATTACAAGTTAAATTTTGTATAGTAAATAAATATAAATAGGGCATTATATTTATTATTTTTCTTTTAAGTTGTTTTACCAATCATTTCTTCTAATTTTTTTCTTGATTGAAAACCACGCTTTTCATCCTCCATTGCTAAATATTCTGGTGTAACTCTCATTACAGGTTTTCCAAAAGCAGTCAAACTATTCAAAAAATCTGCTTGTTTTTCATAAGTATCTAATTTAAAAACACTCCAATCTATAGTTGTTGAATTCATTTTATATATATGAATATATAATTTTTTGTTTTAATCAATTTTTTATAAAAAAATTGATTTATTATTATTATAATTAATATGTAAATAAATATGTCTAAAAACCTTTATAGACCTTGTTGGGTAAAAAATGGTAAAACAAAATGTTTTTACTCTTGTTTTACAATTAAAAGAACAGATGAAATCTTACTAGAGAAAACAAAGATAAATGATAAATTAAAAATGTTGAATAACAAAGAAGATTATGAATTTAAAACAATTGTAATTCCATGTAATTCTTTTTTACCGTTATTTATGGATAAAATAAAAAGTGAATATCAAGCACAAAAAATCTATGAAAAATATTATGGGAAATGAATTATGAAATATGTAAATAATATTTATTATTTTCATTATCTTTTAATTTTATATTATCAGATATTTTTCCACAACTTGATATTACTTCTTTTATAATTTCAATATTTACTTGATAAACCTCTTTATATTTTCTATATTGATATTTTTTCATAAATGTTTTTGCACATTTTTCAACACTTGTTATATCTTCTGTTTCAAAATAATATAAAACATTAATATCATGAGATAAAGGTGATTGATGTGATTTTAGTCTTTGTTTTAAGTTTTGTGTTTTTCCTATTTTATAAAGAGAATTTTGAGGTGTATTAGGTGTTTCAAAAACATAAATAACACCTCTTTTTGGATAAACTTTTGGTTTTTGGTTATGTTCTAATTTTTTAATTTTATCTTGTAATCCTTGAATAATATAATCTTTATATTTGAATAAAGTTTCTTCAACTTGAATAAAATATTCCCTAACTTCATTACCTTTTTTAGATTTAGTTAATTGACATATTTTTTTGAAACAATTTGGTGTTAATAAAATTTTTTCTTTTGTTGTTGCACCTCTTCCAGTTCCTTTACCTTTTTTAATTTTTTCAATTGTGTAATCAATATTTTTTTTATAAGATTTTATTAAGGTATTCTTAATATTTCCTTTATGAACACCTAACCATTTTGACACAATATCTAAATTAATTGTAAAATCATCACTAAAGTCATTAAAATTATTTATACTAAAAAAATCATCGATGAATGAGTTTGAAACATTTGTAAATTTTTTAAGAAAATTTTTTACATCCAAATATTTAATAATATTTTTTTTACTTCTGGTTAACCAAAAGTAAAAAATATTTATGCTTTAAGACATAAGTTTCAATAAAATATACTAACCACTACAATCGTAATTGGTTGTAGTCGTAAAATAGTATAATGCTCTTCAAGAGTGCATTTATATCACCAAAAAGATTAACTGAACGATTTTTTATTTTTTTATAGAAAGTTTGTCTCATTTTTCTTTTCGGTCGGTGTAATTAACAAAGAACCAATGTATTCTGATTTAGGAGATTTGGCGGAAATTGATGCAATAAATATTTTACCATCTCAATTACCCCAAAATTGTAAAATTGAATTATTTGGATATTTTCACAATTATGATGAATTGATTGAGAAAATAAACTTTTATAATAATTTTTAGAAAAAATATTCAAATAAAAACTCAATAAATGGTAAAACCTTTGTTCTATCATAATCATGAGTTGTTTTTATTCCAAAATAATCGTGTAAGAAAAATTTATCCCATTTCTCAAAATCGGTTTCTTCCTTCCAATTAAATTCAGTATAAACTAATTCTGGTTTAGTTGATGTAATTATTGTTGTAAAACCATCTTCCTTAATCCATAAAATTTGCATTTCATTTGGATGTGGTTTACCCTCAAAAGTATTGTATGAGGAAAACCAATCCCCAATTAAAATAATTTCTCCATCTTTAGCATAAACAGGAACCGGATAATTAGAATCAGATAGTTTTGAAACCAAGTTCCTAAAAACCTTGTCATAAAGTCCATATAAAAACTCCTCATCTCCATGAATTTTTCTCAAAAAATCCAAATCTAACTTATCAATTGGAAATTCTGGTAATCCTTCCTTGATTTTTGACATAAGAGTAGAATAACGGCTTTTTTTGAAGTGATCATCATAATCCCATTCAATGTCTAACCATTTATTAACAATCTTTCTTTTATATCTATCTAAAATATCAGGAAGAAAAAGCGAGTGGGTATAAAAAGTTTGGTAATATTGAATATTATTATCACCGTAAAATGGATCGTAAATTACCTTTTCAAATTCTGGTTCCTCACTCACTTCCATATCATCTTCCATATCCTCTTCATATTCCCCTTCAATATAAGGTGGAGAAATAGTTTTATCAATTTTCAAGGTTAAATGTGATCTTTCAAATTCATCACATTGAGGATGTTCAATTCTTTCTTGAACTAAAAGATAATTAAATCTTTGTTTTTTGTTAATCTGTTTAACACCTTTAATTCTGCCTGTAAAACAAGACATAACACCCTCATAATTTTCATCTTTTTTGAAATTTTTCTTCTCATCCCATGTCATAGCATTATTATCAATTTCATAAAGAAAATGTAAAGTAATGGTTTTTTCATCAAATTCAAATGTTCCTTCATGTTCTAGTCCATCATCATGACCTTGAATATTGATGAGTTGAAAAGTTTTATCTTTAAAATTGAAAATAATACCATAAATATCTAAATTAGCCCAAAAACGCATTTCTTGGTCATTGGAAACATCCAAAAATGTTTTTGGATAAATTGGTTCATTTTGATAATATTCTGCCTCTTTTTTGGTTTTAGATGATTTTATTTCATCTAACCAACTATTAAAATTTTTTGTCATTTTTAATAATTGTAATTTAAGAAATTTTAAATCAATTTTTTCGTATATAAGAGTAAAACTATTAATCATTATTTATTCCTTAGAAAAGAAAGGGCATCATGCACCCAATACAGTTTAAGAGATAGTATATCTTTCTATAAATAAAATAATTTTAGTATATTACAATAAAAAAATTGAATTTAAAAAATACTACTATTTTTGAATAAAAAATGGAGTTAATTTCAATTAACGGAGAATTTGAAAAAGAACCTGAAATTCTGGTTAATAAATACCTAAAATTTTTAGGTATTAGTTTAGGTTTTATTAGTGGACTTTTAATTTTTACAACTCAATTAAATTTATCTATTTGGTTATTTTGGAGTGGTTTTATTATTTCTATTATTTCACCAATTATTTTTCATTTTTGTGATAAAAGAATTTTCATTTATCCCAATAAATATATCAATAAATATCTTGGACCCATTGCAGTTTTTTATATTTATTCTTTACTTTTAACATTGATAATAGTAAACGTTATTTGGGCATTAAGATGGTTAGCAGGTCCAGAAGTTGTTGTTAGAAGTATTTATGGAGTTTCTGAACAAGACACTAATAAAATGAAAAGATGTGGAATTGATAATCCTTTTGTTCAAAAAAGTGTTTCTTGTGATTTTATTTTATCTTCATTTTTAGCACATCCCATTGGTATTTATCTTCATTGTATAGGTGGAGTATTAGCATTAGGATTAGGACCATTTCAATTATGGAAAGATTTTCGTAAAAATCACCAACAAACACATAAAATAATGGGATATTTTTACATCTTTGGAGTTATTTTTGGGACAATTGGTGCTGTTTTATTAATTATTAGAACGACAAATGGAGCAGGTGTCGCCAGTGCATTTTCTTTATTAGCTTTTTATTGGGTCTTGACTTTATCAAAGGCAATTTTAGAGATTAGGAAGAAAAGGATTGAAGAACATCAGATATGGATGACAAGAAATTATTTTATGACTTTTGGAGCAGTTCCATTTAGATTTGTTCCTTTGATGTTTCATTCATTTGGAGTAAATAAATTTTTGGCATATGATATTGGTGCTTGGATAACAATTGTTTTAATGGTTATGACAAGTGAAATTTATGTAAGAAAAATTAGAGATTAATTACTTATTAAATCATTCATTATCTCATAAAGCATCAAATTTTACTATGTAAAATTTTATGTTTTACGAGAGCTGTATTAAAACAGAATTAGGGAACCGCAGGTTCCCTATTCTGCTTTAAGACATAAGTTATATACATTTTTAGACTTCTACAGTTTGCATTTCTGCATCATTTTTTAATACTATTTAATATTGCATTTTTTAAAATATTAGAGCATTCATTATAAAATTCTATTTTATCAAAATATTTTAATTTATTTGGAACTTCTTCTGTTGAACATGTATAAAATATATCTCCATCACCAAACGTATTAAATGGTCTTATACTTTCTCCAATTGAAACATTAACCTGTTGGTTCATTTGTTTTAATTCATCATTATCCATTTTTAAATTAGTTATTAAAACAATAATTGTGGTATTTTTTTGAAGTTCAAACTTTTTTACATAACCTTCTTTTTGTCCACGTGGATGATGAACAACTTTATCATTTTTATAAACACTTCCAAGAGCATTATTAACAACTAATGCTAAAACTTTAATTTTCCCAAATTCTTTATATTCCCATCCTTGTCCATGATTTGCACTTAAACCAGCTCCTACTTGACCAGAATAAAGTTTTTTATCATCTTGATTAAATGCAAATCTACCTAAGTTTTTATCAGGGTAAATTTTATTTTTCTCCAAATTACCACTATAAATAATTGCACCATTAAATCCTTCCCAATATTTATATTTATGTGATTTTAAAGCTTCAGCTGTTAAACCAGTTGTTGATTCTAAACCCAATAAAGAACCACCTGCTATGTTTATTCCTTTAATATGTTGTTTATCATTCGTGGATAAACAATCAATATAACCAGGCCATCCTCCTCTGGCTTTCATATAAACTTTTGCACCTTTTATAAAATGAATAAATGTTAAACCAACAGGACCTTCACTATATTCACATTGTGAAACTTTTATATTTGGAAATTTTAATTCAATAAAATGTTTTGAAACAGATTTTTTTGGCGTAAGACTTAATAAATCATTTGTTAAAATAGTCATAATATACTATATATAAAATTTTTTATCTATCTTTATTTTTATGTCTCAAAAAAATTGAATGTTTAAAACATAATACAAATATTCATTGCTGTTAACAATGACCAAAATAAATGATGTATTGGCTTACGCTTATACCTTAGTTGGAATCCCATATCGTTGGCACAGGACTGGAGATAAAATTTCTGGTGTTGACAAGTTTTTTGCCTCAAATGATGGTATTGTCTATTCTCGTGAAGATATTATTGGTGATGGAGAAGAAAATATCGGTAAATGTATCGTATGCACAGGTCTTATCAATCTTATGAGAAAATATGCTGGACTTACTATTCCAGGATTGGACGGTTCCCTTGGCGAAGTAGGTGTTGATTTTCCAGGAACAACAGGTATTTGGTTTATGCATCTTGAGAGAAAAGGAGTTATTCATCCACTTGATATAAATAAAACATATCCGCCAGGAACCCTACTTTTACGAGATTTTCATGATGTTGTTTATGACCAAGGACATGTAGCTGTTATTGTTGATGATGCTGTTGCCGGTAATATTAAAGATGAAAATTGTCGTAATGTTAAAAATACCCCGTCTGTTTTAAACCAATATATTATTCACTCTTATTCACAGATAAGTTATGTTGAATCTAAGATTAGGAATATCACAGATGTTGGTAAAGTAAGTATTGAAATTATGCATTTATCTCATTCATGGGAAAAGAAAGGATATTATACTCATATTTGTTATCCTGAAGATTGGGTTCTTACAGAATAATATTAATAATGTAAGCCACTAAAAACGCATCCAATTTAATTGAATATCCTATCTCATAAAGCTTAAAATTTTATGTTTTAAGAGAGCTGTATTAAAACAGATCTGCAAGAATTAATAATTAATCCTTTTTTTGTTATTTTTTTTATAAATTTTTTAAATTAATCCAAATTCATGGTAAGTTAAATACATTTTTTTAATATATCCCATATTCATTGACGCAATAAAATTATCAATAAATTGGTCATTTCCAATATTAAACAATGTTTTCAAATAAGTCTTATCTATTTTTTTTGAAAAATCTTCAATAAATTTCTTATCCCTTGAAATCTTCTTTTCATCCTTATCAATAAAAATATAATTTTCAAATGATAATGGGGTTTTAGTAAATTCATTTCCAAACGCCATTAAAACCGGTAAAGTAATATATTTTGTTAAATCTCCAAATCCATTCTGCTGATAATTTAATATCTTAGGAATAATAAACTCCTTCAGTAAATACTCAAATCCCTCTAAGAATAAATGAAATTCATAAAGTAAATCTTGCTTTCCTTGTTTCACATACTCAGGTAATTCACTCATCTTCAAAATATACTTATGCAAAATCATATAATCATCTTGCTTAGTGTAACCTTGTGGAACATTAACCTTATCACTTCTTCCAAATTGACGTTTGGTAGTAATCATTAAAATTCTTGGATTTTCTGTTATTATATCCTTTGGAGAATAATATGTTGAAATACCAAATCTTAAAGAACTTCTCTTTTTAATTTCTTCCTTAGAAAAAATGTAAATTTGTTGTGGTTCTACATTAACCTTTAATTCCATATCTTCCTTGAATAATGTAGGATTTTGACCTCCAAATGATGTCATTACCTTTCCTCCTGAAACTGCAAATGGAGTTCCTGAACCAAAGGATGGATTGTGCACCTGAACTCCTCCAAAAGGACTATTCGATGGTGGAACAAAACATCCTGCCCACGAAGGAACAGGACTAGAAATTGGAGGTAATAAATTTGAACAAACTTCGGCAACGCCGATGTTTAATGCTTGATAAATAAATTTTGAAACATCTGGATGGCTATAAAGTCCCACCGCAAATTCAATCAAACGCTGTTGGTTATTCATTCTGATTATTTTATAAGTCTTTATAAAATCAAAAATCAATTTTTTTAGTTAGAAAAAATTGATTTAAAAAATTTAGGAATAAGGTAAGAAAAATGAATTCTGAAGAGTTCAAGAAATATTTGTCTAAAAATTCTGATGTTCTGGAAAAACTTAAAAATGATTGGGTTAAAATCGGTAAATTAGAATATAAATTTTCACCGGCATTTGGAGGTGAAAGAATTAATGTTTTATATAGAGAACCGCTAAAAATTCAAGAAATGTATTCAATTCTTTTTGCTGATGATATTTATGGTTTTTATAATTATTTAGAAAGTAGTGGGTGAAAAAATGTAATTATTTTTAACTTCCCATAAAATAAATTTATTATTATTACCTTCTGTCATAACAATTTGTTTGTTAAAATAAATTGGAATAATGTTTTTATTTTCAAAAAATACAAAATTTTTTTTGTTTTGTGTTAAAAAATTGTAATGATTATCTTCGCTTTTAAGTATTTTATCACAAAAATCAAATTCCATTTTTTCTGGAATAAAAGTTGGTGAATATACTTCTTTTTTTGTGAAAAATAAATCTTTTATTTTTTGTAATAAACTTTTTTTATTGATATTTCCTAAAATTGTTTCATAAATAATTTTTTCTCTATCATAAATAGTATATTTTATTTTATCTTCTGTAATTTCTAAGATACTTTGGTTAATATAATGATTAACAATATACATTGGAAATTTATTAACTTCAAACTTAACAGCAATATTTTCTCCATCATTAATGTATTTTACTTGTTTTCTAATAAAAATTACTTTTTCACCATCTCTGATTATTTCAGTAGGAGAATTTTTTTCATAACCATAAAGATTGAAGTGGTTACAGCCACGATTTTCTAATGTAATTAAAAAATTATCATCATTAACATTCATAATTTCTAAATTAAAATCCCAATTCATATTCAAAATAATTTCATGATTTCCATTTTCTAAAATATTTCTTTGATAAGACTTGAAACCATAATTACTTTGTCTCCATAAATTTTTTTCATAATTATATTCTGTTTCAATCTTTTTAATTTCATAATCAATCGGAGGTAAATCTAATACTATTTCTTCATTAGTTAAAATGTTCAATATCGTTTTTTCTGGAATTTTAATAATTGTTTTATATACTATCCCAAAATTTTTTAGATATATTTTGAATAATTTTAATTGAATTTCATTGTTAAATCTAAAATAATATGTATTATCTTTCCCACCAACAAATGAACTATATTTTCCATTAATTTTTGGAATAACTAATTCAAAATTATCATCATTATCACATAATTCATTTTCAACAATTATTTCCCTATCATCTACCCTAAAAATATATTTTTTAGGTTTAAAAACCAACGATAGTAATGAGATATCCATTTTATTTCTATAAAATAAGTAAATAAATAAATCAATTTTTTTTTATTTATAAATTTATTAGTTTATATAACAACAATCCATGGTTTAGGTTTTAAGGATAAAAAGTAAAATTAGAAGAAAAAAGAAAAATAAGAATGATGCAAACTATAAATACTAAAAAATATCATCTTCACTAAAACAAGGAATATTAGATAGGCAATAAAAATATTTGAAAAGTGGATGAAAAAATGTATTAAAAAAAGGTTTAAAAATAATTTTGTAAAGTATAAAAAAAATGTCAGTATTAGAATTATTACATAGTCCTGTTCTTTTTGAATTATTTAATGTTCACACAAAAAATTATAAATTAGAACCTACAAGTTCTATTCCAGCAAAATATAAGAAAAATGTTAATATTATAAATAATGAAATCAAAATATTACGAGATAGTGATGCAATATATTCTTTAGAAATTTATGCAGATTTTATTGATAAAATAGAATTAGTAATAGGTGTTTTCACAATAAACATATTTTACAATATAAAAAATGATGATAAATTATGGAGAATAGAATTTAAGGAATTATCTAATAATTGTGATTTTATACCTCTTATTTTATTACCATATAATGATATTAAATTTAAAATTTATGGAGAAAACATAGAAAGTTGTTTTGTTGAACACGCTTTATTTGGAGATGATGATCGTAGATTTTTGGTACAGAAAAATAGTTTTGATTTTTTAATCAATCAACAAATAAGATATAATATAAAATTGAATGGTAATAAGATTTTTATAAATTTACCAGAAGACAATCGTTTATCTACTAATAATTTAATAATTAGTTTAAGATTTAAGTTTGAGAAAGATTATGACATAAAAACTATTAATGTTTATGCTCATGGAAATTTATTAACAACTTTGACAAAAAGTAATTTTACAAAAATTTCTGAAACTGAATTAATTATTAAAGATTTTTATTATAAGTTATTTTTATACAATAATATTTTTTTAGAATTTGACCAAAATATTTCTGATAATGTTATTTTAACTACAACAAACTTTAATATTTTAAGAATACAAAATAATGAATTCGGATTAAAATGGGAGTATTTAAATTTACATCGAATAATAAATAATTCATTTGAATTAGAAATAGAAGAAATAAGTGAAAAACTTTATCAAGAAAAGGTTTTACCGAAAAATGATAAAATATGTAGTATTTCACATGAAGAATTTAAAGAAAATGAGAGAAGAGTAATTTGCGGAACTTGTTTTACTTCTTATATGGAGGATGCAATAAAGGAATGGTTAAAATTTAAGAAATTTTGTCCATATAGATGTGATAAAAATATTTGGTATGTAAAGAATTTTAATTAATGATAATTTAATTAACATTCTTATAAAAAATGAGAAGAAGACAAAACGAAGCAATTTTTTAATTTTTGGGTTATTTATAAAAAATTCAATTTAAAAGTAAAAAAATAAAATTATAATATGATTTCATTATTTCGGAAAAATAAGGTGGATTTAAAAACCTTAAAATATGTTTTATTTAATTATATTCCACACAAAGTAAATTTAAAATTACCAGCTAAATATGTTAATAAAGATATAATGAATATTGATGAAATAGGAGAAGAAATGAAAAATGATTATGTTAAAGATGTATTAAATAGTCATGCTTATCATTCAAGTTATTCAACAAATTATATAAATAAATATTTTGAGAATAATACTAAAAATGAAGAGATTATAAAAAAAGATATTATGAATAATACTTTTTTTGATAGATGTTTTGAAGAATGGAATATTACTAATTTGGCACGGAAATATCAAATAACAGGTAAAGAAGTTTTTACAGCATTCGTTAAGAATAATAAACCTTTTGGAATGGGTAATTTTGATAACCAACTGGAAAAGAATAAGTTAGAAGAGATAGAAAGGTATTGGAACCAGAGGATAGATAAAGGGTATGTTTATGTAGATTATTATAATGGAATAGGTGTGAAAAATGCATTTCCAGTATATATTTTTGAAAGTAATTTTATATTGAATATTCGGAGATATAATGATAGGAATTCATTTGAAAATAATGTGTTTTGGAAAGTATTAGATATTTTAAATGATAAAATTGATAAAGTTAAAATAGGAGAATTAGTTTTAGAGGATTTTAAACCTTATGAAGAACCTGTTATGATTGAAGAGTGTATCAAACAGGGTAAAAATATGTTTGAGGAAATACCATTTGAAGAAGGGGAAGTGAAAGTGCAAGGATATTTTAATCATCGGTTATATGTGGAGAATATTTGGGATTATATGTTATTTCCTGAAAATGAGATAGGTGAGTATTATCAATTTATTAAAGAAGGGATTGAAAATAATGTCTTTGATTTACAAAATTATTTTACCATAATTAAAAATAAATTAGTTCCTTTGGATAATATTAAATTAGAAAATTTATCAATAGTGAATTGTTTAATTTTTGGAAAAACAAGGATTAGGTTAGAGGATGTGGATAAGTTAATGAGTTTGGTGAGGTATCATACTGATTATTCAATATATTATTTGGATAATTATGTTGTAGATTTCAATAAAAAATATTTTAAGGAGAGTAATTATTTTATTTCTATCAATGCAACAATAGATGATTTAGAATTTTATAATGATGATGAAACCAAAAATAATATTGCGAAATATATTGTGCAGATAATGAATGAAGTAAGACCAGATTTGTTAAATCATCATAATTATAATATTTTGGTGAAATATTTAAGAAATATGGCGGTAGAAGAATATAAACTTTGGAATTTAGTTCCCAATGAGAGACATAGAATAAAAAGAATAAAGTTTAATTGAGAATAAAAGAGATTTAAAGGATTTAAAAAAAGGAAGGTTAATAGTTAAAATGAAGTATTTATTATTATTTTTAATATTAGGAAATTTATCATTTTTGGCTTTAGGAAGCTGAGAATATAGTAGATATGAAACTTGTTCACAAATTAGTAAATTATAATAAAGAAAATATTTCTTATATAAAGATAATCAATATTTTTAAAAATGTTATATCAAATAATAAATTTTCAAATATTTTATTAGATGAAGAAATTAGTATAAACAATATTATTTGTGTTCAACAAGACCATTTTAGTATAAGATCATCAGGTTTTTTAAGACCATTTTTTAATTATTGGTTTATTCCTTTAATTGGAATTTTAAGTTTTTTATAATAAATTATTTCTTAAACAAATTAATCTTTCTTTTCTAAAACACAACCATCTGGTAAAATAATTTCTCCTTGATAATTTTTATGAATAATTAATTTTTTTAAAGATGAAGTTAGATTTATTAAAGGTTGATTAAACGAATATCCAACTTCCAAATGTGTTAATCCCACCAATGCTTTTGCATTGGTTCGTGTTCCACTGGAACACGAAGCAGAGCTAAGCTCCGCCTCATCGTCTAAAGACGATGAGCCATCACCAAAGGTGATGGTGGGTGAATTATTAACTGCTTGATTAAAATAATATCCAAATTTTAAATGTGTTAATCCTGCAGGTAAATTATCTATTGGTTGATTAAATTTTTTTCCAAATTTCAAATGTTTTAATCCAGCAGGTAAATTATCTACTGCTTGATTAAAATCACATCCAAGTATTAATTGTGTTAATCCAGTAGGTAAATTATCTACTGGTTTATTAAAATAATATCCAAATTCTAAATCTTTTAATCCAGCAGGTAAAAAATAAACTGGCTGATTAAATAAACCTTCAAATTCTAAATGTTTTAATCCAGCAGGTAAATTATCTACTGGTTGATTAAAATAGTATCCAAATGTTAAATGTGTTAATCCAGCAGGTAAATTATCTACTGCTTGATTAAAATAATATCCAAGTATTAATTGTGTTAATCCAGTAGGTAAATTATCTATTGGTTGATTAAAATAGCATCCAAATGTTAAATGTGTTAATCCAGCAGGTAAATTATCTACTGCTTGATTAAAATCTTGTCCAAGTATTAATTGTGTTAATCCAGTAGGTAAATTATCTATTGGTTGATTAAAATAGCATCCAAATGTTAAATGTGTTAATCCAGCCGGAAGATTTTTTAAGGGTTGATTAAAAAAATCTCCAAATTCTAAATATGTTAATCCTGTTGGTAAATTATCTACTGCTTTATTAAATTTTTCACCTAATTTCAAATGTTTTA